CCAATGTTGCACTCGCAAAAACACGGCAACAAAGTCGCAGATGTGCGACCCCAAAGTCGCAGATGTGCGACCCCAAAGTCGCAGATGTGCGACACATATATAATAGTAGATATAAAAGTAAAAATAACATAGGAAAAACCGGAAATGGCAGTGCCATTTCTGGGACTCGCAAGACTCGTCCTGTGTTCAATTACACAGATAAAGATAAACAATCTGGATTACTTCTTCGGGAAATATTACAAGGCACATCTTTAACACAAGGAAAGAAACAAGCTAAGAGGGAAAGTTTTTACAAAATGATTTCTCAGACTCGGATTAATCATGGTGTCTCAGAATCTGATATGACTACTATGATTAAATGGTTAAAGATATCCTATGGGAAAAAATACATACCCAAGATTTACAGATTAGAACATCTGGAAGATAAGTGGGAGCAGTTCGTAGCTGCTAAAGAGAAGTGGGAAGATAATGAAGACAACGTTACTGAGACAGACTATACAAAAGTAGATTACTTAAATTTACCAAAAGATGATCCTCGGGTTAAACCTCATCAGTTGCGTTGTAAACAAGTTAGGCGATGGCTCAAGGACAATGGGCATTACGATAGATCGTCTGGTCCTATCATGTATAACTATCTGGTGGAGGCATCAAAAGAATTAGGGCTTGATCTACAATCATTCGATCCTTCTATGGTTTAGGAGAAAACAAAAATGTTAAACAACGGAGCAAATGCAAATGAAAGTGAAGAAACGAGAAAGATCGGGCTACAGGATAATCTTAATTGGAATGATAACCAATAAGGCTGTACTGGGAAGAATTTCGAGCCAATGGAAAGATGGAGGATTGTTTAACGAAAGATGGCTTGACAGAATTGGTGGGTGGTGTATTAAGTACTACCGAAAGTATGAGCGGGCACCAAAGAAACACATCAAACTGATCTTTGAAAGATGGGCAACGAAAGAGGGCAACGATAACGCGATGATTGATATCATCGAAAAATTCCTGATCAGTGTCAGTGACGAATTTGAAAATGCTAATTACTCAACTGATTATATTCTGGATCAAGCCGATTTGTTGTTCAATAGGATTCGGCTCAAGTCCACCATTTCGGCAGTAGAAGATCACCTTGATAATGATGATATTGTAGAAGCAAAGCGTTTGATGATTGGTTTGGAACAAGTCACCTTGAGAACAAGTGGCATGTCCAAAGCAGATGATTTCATGTCGATTAGGGAAGCGTTTGATGAAGACGAGAGGCAGGAAATTCTGGTTCCATATCCAAGGGAACTGTACAAATTTTTTGGGCAATGGTTACAACGGGATTCTTTGATTGCAATCATGGCTGAGGATAAATGTGGCAAAAGCATTTATCTTTTGGATATGGCCATTCGTGCTTTGAGAAACAAAAAACGAATAGCATTTTTTGATACGGGGGACATGTCGAAGCGTCAAGTGTTTCGTCGGTTGGCTGTGAGAGCATCAAGGAAACCTTTGTTTCCAGGAAATATCTCAGTTCCAACATGGGTGGGACATAAAGGAAGCATTGAATCAAAATCAGTAAAACACACAGATACTGTTACAGCTAGAAATGCTCACAAGGCGATAAAAAAATTAACGAGAGGAAGGGATTTGTTGAGGGTGGCTTGTCATCCAAATAGCTCAGTGAGTATTTTGGATATTCAAGCAGAGTTGAATGATTGGGCGAGGGATGGATACATACCTGATATAGTGATTATTGACTATGCTGATATCCTGGCTCCACCACCTGGATCACATGATGGCTTAGATGAGATTGACAAGACATGGAAGCTGATGCGGAAGATGAGCCAGGAGATGCATTGCTTGGTAGTGACGGCTACACAGGCGAATGCAGCGGCTTACAGCAGGGGAGATAACAAGTTACTTGGCAAGAGCAATTTTAGTGGACGAAAAACGAAAATGGCCCATGTGAATGGGATGATTGGGCTAAATAATTTTCCAGGGGATAGGCAGAAGGGAATCACAAGATTAAATTGGATCGTTAGGCGTGAAGGGAATTGGGCACAGAATGAATGGTTCACGGTGGCGGGGACTTGGGATTTTTATTCACCAGTGACTGTGGTGGAAGATCCTGATGAAGAAGATGAAATGGAAGAAAATTAAATAAAATTTCCATTTTGTACCCAACTTTGTGTTTGGAATAGCCGATAAGTTTACAGAGCAAAACAATCTAACTAGTTTGATTTGCAGTATAAAATGAGCTTGAAATGGATATCAGTGTTCCCCCAGGTGATGGTTAATTTTGTACGTTCGTAAACAATTGCATGGGCCGGTCAGTGGATGAGTTGTCGTTCGCACTTCCATTGGCTTGGCCTGTGTTATTTTACACTTAGCAACACAGGAGAAATAGAAGATGAAGATTTGTAGAAGTGATGCCATTGCTGTTTTTGAAGGATTGGGTTTTGCCACAGCATCCACTTGGGACAAAAAGAGGATGCATAAAAAGGTGGAAGCTATTCAACAGATGGGGGCATCCGATCTTGATCTTGAACTTGATTTGGATGAAGATGATTTAGATAAGAAGGAGATAAAAAGGCTTGGTGATTTGTTAGATAAAATCATTGCTTGCGGAGTAGATGAAAAAGTTCAAGTTGTTTCAGATAAGGCAATGAAAGCCGCTGCTGAAGAAACAGAAGAAGTTGAGCCTGAAGAAGAACTAGAAGATGACAAACCAGAAGAGGATGATGCTTCAGAGTTGGAAGATGATGACGAAGAAGTACCTGATGTTGAGCCGGAAGAGGATGAAGAGGATTTGATTGACGAAGAGGATGAAGAAGAGGAAGAGGATGCAATCGAGGATGAAAAGATTGTTGAAGCTGAAGCCAAAGAAGAGTTGATTGAAGAAGAGGATGCAAAGGAAGAGGAGCCTGAAAAGAAACCAGTAGAGAAGAAAAAGAAGGAAAAGAAGAAGCAGACAAGAGCCAAAAGGACAAAGCGGGTGAACACAAGATCCAGAACGTATATGGCTGGACAGGTGCTCCGTGAGTTTGGGATGAAATCTCCTACTATAAAGATGGCTGAAGAATTAGCCAAGCGGTTTGGAGATGACAAGGTAAAGCATTGCAGTTGGCTGCTGAATATGGCTTGGCACATGATTCAAGGATATGAGGCAGAAGAAAACAAAATCGACTGAAAATCAATGGGTTAATCAAGTAAGGATACAGGATGCTAGTTTTAACAAGGAAGCAAAACGAGAGCATTGTTATAAATGACGATATTGTAATCTCAGTAGTAGAGATTCGTGGAGATAAGGTACGAATAGGAATAATGGCACCAGCAGAAGTTCCTGTACATCGTCGTGAAGTGTATGATGCTATTCAACGGGAAATGAAACGAGATGAAGATACATAGAGAACGATTGCTAAGGCAGTTGCATTTAGTATCAGTTGGTCTTGCGAAAAAAGAGGAGTTGGAACAGGGCTCCTCTTTTGTTTTTCAGGATGGCAAGGTGGTGACTTTTAATGATGAGGTTGCTGCCACTACTGAGTGTGATCTAAAAATTGAAGGATCAATCGCAGCCAAGGCTTTTTTGGCATTGCTTGAAAAATTGTCTGAAGAAGAATTGGTTTTTGTTCCCAAGGAAAACGAGGATGGAAAACTCGTAGAGTTACGGATAAAGGGAAAAGGAAAGAGGGCATCTTTTACGGTGAATGCTGATATTCGATTGCCAGTTGATTGTGTGGAAAGTCCCACAGACTGGCAGCCAATACCGGATAAATTCTTTCGGGCCATTGATCTGGTAAGCAACTGTGCTTGCAAGAATCAAGATTACTTCATGCTCACATGTATTCACATACATCCTAAATGGATTGAAGCATCGGATAGTTATCGGATTGCTAGATTCAAAATCAATACAGGTTTGGAAGAATCAGTATTGGTACGTAAGGAAACGTTTAGACAGATCTCCAAATTGGATTTGGCTGAGTGTTGCTTGACTGAGAACTGGTTACATTTCCGTGGAGAAGATGGTCTTGATATTAGTTGCCGTAGGCATCTTGGTAACTACATGGATCTGAGTGATCTGTTTAAGTTCAAGGGAACGAAGATGACTCTTCCCAAGGACATGGGAAAGATCCTAGACAAGGCCAAGGTTTTTGCTTCTGAGAATGCAGATGATGTTGTGATCGTCAGTCTAAGTGATGGTGTGATTGAGATCAAAGGCACCAGTGACCATGGATGGTATGCAGAGAGACAGAAGGTGGATTATGATGGTGATCCTGTGTCCTTTGGTGTTTCTTATCGTATGCTAGGAGAGATCCAGAAAAAAGAAGGCAACAGTGTACGGGTAGGAGAGGGCAAACTGAAAGTACAAACGAAGGAATGGGTTTATGCTGTTGTTACATGGGTGGACTAATGTCAAAAGAAACACCTAGTTTTTTGATTGATTTGTTTTTCAATGTCTTGGCGTGGATGTTAGTGATAGGAAGTCTCATCGTCTTCACTCCGATCTGCATGGCCATTTGGTGTTGGGATTGGATGAATGGTTATGGAAGGGGGAAACATTGAGAAAAGGATTTTTCACACCATCTGTGACCAAGCAAAAGGCTTCTCTTATTCCCAAATGTGGAGCGTGTGGGTTACATAAAACTTGTCTTAGTCCCAAGATGGAGGCGTCAGGTCAAGGTAGGATGGGCATTCTGATCGTAGGAGAGTACCCAGGAGGCGTTGAAGACAGGGAAGGGACACATCTAGCCGGAAGGTACGGGAGGCGATTAGAGAGGGAACTGAGCGATCTGGGGGTGGATGTAGAGCAGGACTGTTGGAAGACCAATGCTTTGATGTGTTTTGTTAATCCAAAGGTAAAGATTTATACATTAGAGGGGTATAAATATATAAAGGATGTACAGGTAGGAGATTGGGTTTTAACACATCATGGAAGATTTAGAAAAGTACTTTCCAGAACACATGATCTTCCAAAGGAAGAGAGAAAAAATAATGAACCAATAATTGATGTGTATTATGGAAGATACAAATTGGCTATGACTGCTAATCATCAATTACTTTGTAATGGTCAATGGAAGGAAGTTAAAGATTTAATACCAGGAGAAAAAGTAAGGGCTTTGGGAAAGAAGTGTTGTATTTGTGATACGGTTTATTTTAAGAATCCTGGAGTGTTTGAAACTGCTGAGAGTACATGTAGTCAGAAATGCCATAACATAGCGGCTGCTCGTAAAAGTGGACCTGCTCTTTCAAGATATATGAAAAAGCAGTATGCAGATGGGGCACGGGATGGGAACGAAACAACAAAAAAAGCTAGGGAGGCACATCTCAAAAAGATAGCTGATGGATTGTGGGAGCATCCATCTGTTATAAATCCTGAGAGTTATAGGAAAGGCCGAGAAAAAACAGCAATAACCAGAGAAGCTGTTAATGAGTTATCCAAATCATATCAATTAGAAGGATTTGGTGAAAAGGAATTGAGCGAGTATCTTTTCTCAGAGAATATAAATTTTGTGCATCAATTTGCTATTGAAACAAGTAATTATGATTTTTTTCTTTCTGATTATGATTTGCTTATAGAAGTGGATGGTAATTGGAAAAATGTTAGAAAAGAAGTTTGGGCAAAAAGGAAAATTAGAAAAAATAAATTAGCAGAAAAATATGGGTATGAATTGATTAGGGTTCCAGCGAGTGATCCAATCAGTCCTATGAAACGGCTTTTAAAAAATCACAAATCTGAATATTGTTTTTTGGATATAGAGGTATGTGATGTAAAAATAAGGAAATCAACTACACAGAGATATCTTTATTGTTTAGAAGTAGAGGAGGATACTAGTTTTGTGGCGTCTGGTTTAGTTAGCCATAATTGTAGACCCCCCGATGGAAAAATACCTACACCAAAAGAGATATATTCCTGCCGTCCAAACCTCATCAAATTGATAGACAAGTACAAGCCAAATGTGATCATCCCTTTAGGGACCACAGCAACCAAGGCTGTGATAGGAAGTCACTATAAGGAGAGTTTGGGGTCCATTGACCAGTGGGTTGGATGGATGATTCCTTCTAGGGAATACAATGCTTGGGTTTGTCCTAATTGGGATATTTTTCATCTGTATCAGGAAGACAAAGAGGTTCTCAATCTATGGTTCAGTAGGTATTTGGATCGAGCCATAATGAAAAGCCAGTCAGCACCATGGAAGGAGATTGCTGATTACGAAAAAATGGTGGAGACTATCCTTGATCCAGATGAAGCTGTTGCACGTATCTTGAAGATAGTTGAAGAGAACAAACCGACAGCATTTGATTATGAAACAGATCGGTTGAAACCTGATCACGCAGATGCTGATATTTTTTGTTGTTCTCTATGTAACAGGGAAGACAAGGCAATATCATTTCCTTGGCATCGTAAAGTTGTTGAAGCCATGAAAACATTTCTGTTTTCGGATGTGCCTAAGATAGCAGCCAACTTGAAGATGGAAGATCGGTGGACCAGGAGGTTGTTTGGAAAGCCTGTTAGGAAATGGGTTTTTGATACGATGCAATCGGCACATCTTTTGGATAATCGTAGGGGAATAACTTCTCTTAAGTTTCAGACCTTTGTTCATTTTGGGGTGGGTGATTACGATAGCCACATGACTCCATTTTTGAAGTCTTCAGGAAAAGGTGGTAATGCTCCAAATAAAATACGTGATGCTGATGTGGAACAGGTGTTAATGTATAACGGATTGGATTCATTATTTACATTGAAGTTGGCTAAAATTCAGAGGAGCAAGGTGTGGCAATAAAATCAGATAAAAAATTAACTAGTGTAGATATTTTTACGTGGCCAGAGTTTGAGGCTTTTGTTAAACGACTTGGTATAGATACAAAAAGAAAAACACGAAAATTAACTATCATATTAGAAGCAGATCGTATTTCTCCGTTCGTTAGACATGAGTATTATCCCAATGATGAAAAAGTACAATGAAAGCAACTAACAAGGATGCTTATAGATTGTTGCATGAGGGTGCCATCACCCTTAGTCAGATGGAGCATAATGGAATATGCATAGATACAGATAGGCTAAACAAGACGATAAGAAAAGTAGGGAAACGAATAGAGAATATAGAAAGGAAGTTGAAGGAAGATCCTTTCTGGAAAGCATGGAAGAAAAAGTACAAAGCAAAAACAAACATGGCAAGCCGTTATCAGATGGCTGATATGCTTTATGAAGAGATGGGATTTGAGAAGGAAGATCAAGACCCAAAAAAGAAAAGGAGTGTGGATGAAAAAGCATTACTTGAAGTAAACACACCTTTTGTGAAACGTTATTTAAGAGTGGAGAAGTTGAAGAAACTGCAATCCACTTATTTAACAGGGATATTGAGAGAAGTGGTTGACGGTTACCTACATCCATCTTTTAATCTTCATTTGGTACTTACCTTTAGATCTTGTGTGGCAAAAGGGACTGTGGTTGAAGTTGTAAGGGATGTGTCCAAAGAACCAAAAGGAAGGCGTATAGAGGATATAAAAGAAGGTGACTATGTTTACTGTTATGATGCCAGAAAAAAATTAGCCATAAGAAAAGTGCTGTGGGCTGGAAAAACAGGAAGAAGAAAAGTAATAAGGCTTCATTGGAGTGCTAGAGGGAAGAAGGGCTTTTTGGATGTGACCCCTGAGCATAAAATAAGAATGGCCAATGGCAAATATGTAAGAGCAGATTCTTTAGAAGGCAGTGACCAAAGGAGTCTCACAGATAGCAAGCATTCACCAAAATTAAGAACATTAGCAATGGGACGAAATGGGGACAGGGTATATGAAACCAATAATGTAGATGGGATATTAGATCATAGGTTAGTTTACACAGAATTAGTTGGTCCTTTAGAAGAGGGTGAAATTATACATCATTCAGATGAAAATCATCTGAATAATAATGTTGATAATTTAGTGGTCACCACACTGTCTGAGCATTCTTCTGTGTATCATAATTTTTTTACGGAAGAGGGTAGAAAAAAAGCACAAATTACCAGGGCAGAAAATATAAGAAGTGGAAAAATAAAATATCCAAGAGGACAAGACAACCCCCTTTGGATGAAAATAACAAGATATGAGATGCTCCGTCTTTTAGCAGAAAATGGAGGAAGAGTAACAAAGATTCCACATGATTTTGATGTGATGAAAAAGAAGGCAAGGTTTTTAGGAATTGATTTGCAGAAAGTTAAGGATAGATATAATTCTAAGGGCATTTTTATTTCTAAGGGACTGCTTATTAGAGCAATGGAAGAGGGCATCAGTGTTGCACAAAAAACCTTGGGGATAAATTATTATAAATTGAGAGAGTTGTGTGAGTATAGGGATATCCCATTTGAGCGGAGGTGTTGGGCTAATCAGTTTGGTGAATTCATACCAAACAATCACAAGATAGTAAAAATAGAAGAACTTGAACAAGAGGTTGATGTATATGACATAGAGGTAGAAGAGTGCCATAATTTCATTGCGAATGAAATTTGTGTTCATAATTCTTCCAGTCAGCCAAATTTTCAAAATATACCTATACGAAATCCTGAGATTGGCAAATTGATACGGTCCTGTTTTGTGCCTAGGCCAGGACGAGTGTTAGTTGAGATTGACTTTGGATCGCTCGAAGTACGCATATCTGCTTGTATCAATAAAGATCCTAAAATGTTGGATTACTGCCGTGATCCGTCAACAGACATGCATCGAGATATGGCAATGGAATGCTTCATGTTGGAGCAAGGGGAAATCAGTAAAGAGATTAGATTTTATACCAAGAACCAATTCGTTTTTCCAGAATTTTATGGATCGTACTATGGACAAGTAGCACCAGACTTGTGGGAAAGTTCGGTACTTGGAGAGTTAAAGACAGCTAGCGATGTGTTGGTGAAAGAGCATCTGAGAACGAAGGGCATTAAACGGTTAGGGCAGATAAAAGATCCAAATCGTGGAACGTTCATGAGACATATTAAGGAAGTAGAGCGTGCCTTTTGGAATGATAGATTTTCCGTATATGCTCAGTGGAAACTTGATTGGATAGAGAAGTACACAAAAAGAGGATGGTTTGAGCTTCCCACAGGGTTTAGAGAATCAGGAGTTTACTCTGACAATGATGTTACAAATCACGTTATACAGGGGGCTAGTTTTCATTGCTTGCTGTGGAGTTTGATTCAAATACAAAAGGAAATGAATAAGTGTAAGATGGACTCCCTTCTTATTGGCCAAATCCATGATTCAGTAATAGCGGATGTACCTGAAAATGAACTGGAAGATTATATCGCATTGGTTCTTAAGACTACGACGGTGGACTTACCACAAGCTTGGAAGTGGATCATCGTTCCGCTTGAAGTTGAAGTGGAGACTTCACGAACTAACTGGTGGGAAAAAGAGGAGATAAAGGTATGAATAAAATAGCATATTCTATAGGTGATACAGTAAAGGTATGTGCTGAAGTTGTGAGAAGAAGCGAGGGCTGTTACTTAACACATGAGCGTGTAGTAAGAGAGTCTTTTGTTGCTCAAGTAACAGGCATTACGGTATGCTTTGATGGCACAATGGAAAGGGATGATTACCGTGAGCCTTCGTATTTTATGCCATCTGGGAAACCAAAAAAGGTGTATCTGGTACGTCGTGGTATGATGAATAAAGAAATACGTGTACTTGAAGAAGATATGGAGTCAATGCCTTTGCAGTATGTTCCTTTAAAGTATTGCAGACAAGTCCCATGGACAGAAAGAGAACGAGAGTATGCAAGGGAATTTGCTAAAGGAGAAGCAAGGGATAAGAAGGGACGATTCATAAAGGAGTAATAATGGAACTGTATAAGAAACACCGGCCAAAATCTTTTGATGATATGGTAGGGAACAGTGGTTCTCTGGATAGTCTCACTGCTTTTTTTGAGAGGGATGAGGTTCCTCATTTTATATTGCTGAGTGGTCCCAGCGGTACAGGGAAGACAACTGTAGCCAGAATTCTTAGAAAGAAGTTGAAATGTGGAGATATTGATTTCAAAGAATTGAACACTGCTGATTTTCGTGGCATTGATATGGTGCGGGAGATCAGAACCAATATGAATCTCAGTCCTGTTAGTGGAAAGACTAGGGTGTGGTTACTAGATGAGTGTTTTTCTTCTGGAACATTAGTAAGAACCCCTTTAGGAATGGTTAAGATTAAATCATTAGTAGAAGGAGATGTGTTAAACAATATAGAAGGAAAATCTGTTGTTGAAAAAGTGTTTAAGAATAAAATTTCTTTAGACAGGGTTGTGAAGATTCATTTTTCAGATGGCTCATTTGTGTATACCACTAAGCAGCATAGATTTTTAAGTCAAAATGGGTGGTATGAAGCATCTGGATTGGAGAAACAGGATTGCGTGTTCAGCAAATTTTGTTATATTGATAAGACCCCTAACAAAAGGAGTCTTTTTGATGTTGAAAATTTGCGAAATCTGCGGAAAAGAATTCAATGTTCCTATGAAGAAGCAGGTGACTTGTTCCCGACAATGTGGGTACAAGCTGAAGATAAAAAGATACGGAAAGGATGTACATGGAATAAGGAAGAAGAATCTCCCAAAAGGAAAATGCCTTTATTGTGGAAAGGATTTTGTCTCAACTCAGTATGGCAAAAGTCAGTCAAAATGTTGTTCCAAGTCATGTGCTGGGAAGTTGAGACAGAAAAAGGAAGGGCATGGGAAAACAGAAAAACGAAAATGTTTGGAGTGTGGGAAAGAATTTGTAGTATTGCAATCGGATCGAAAAAGATATTGCAATCAATCTTGTGTTGGAAAAAACAAGATGAAAAGAAAAGAGTTTCGGGCAAAGATACACAACGAGATTACCAGAAAAAAAATATCCGAATCAAAAAAGAAATATGCACAAACAGAAAAAGGGAAACAACAAGCAAAAGAATTAGCAGAAAAAAAAATGGGTGTGTCTATGCCCAAATGGGCTGTGGAGAAAGCCATGAAGGTGAAGGAAGAGAATGGAACTCTACATGTATGGTTGGGGGAAAGAGGAGGGAATGGGAAGCATACGAAGCCACAGTTGGTGTTGTGGGAAGAATTAAAAAAGAAAGGATGGGAATTGGAAATAGCAGTTCTCACGTTAGTGAAACCAGGGAATGGTTATCCAACTTGTTACAAGGTGGATATAGGTCATCAGGAATTGATGATAGGGATAGAAGTAGATGGGAAAGGGCATCGGTGGAAAAAGAATGTATTGAAAGATTCAAAAAAGACAAAGCTTTTAAGGAAGTTGGGGTGGACCGTGTGGAGGTTTACGAACGAGGAAATAATGACGAATCTTTCAGAGGTGTTATTGGTGATAGAGAAAAAACTCAAGGTTATGTAGAGTTTTATGATTTACAAGTATCTGGTCATCCTTCTTATTTTGCAAATGGGGTTCCAGTACATAACTGCCACCAATTGTCGTCACAGGGGATGCAGTCTTTTTTGAAGCTGTTGGAAGATACTCCCGATCATGTGTACTTCATTTTTGCTACTACTGATCCACAAAAATTGATTAAAACAATACGCACAAGGGCAACTGAATTTCAGTTAAAGTCTCTAAAAAATTCAGAGATGGTGTATTTGTTAAACGGTGTGTTAAAGGCTGAAGAAAAAGAAATAGCGGAAGACGTTGTAGATAAGATTGCGGAAGCGTCTGAGGGGTCACCACGTAAGGCTCTGGTGATCCTGAACCAAGTGATTGATTTGGTTGGGGAGGATGCCCAACTCGAAGCCATAACGGGTGCTGTGGCTTCTGAGGAGGCAATCACGGTTGCAAGAGCCTTGTTGAATCCCAAGACAACGTGGGGAGTTATGGCCAAGATCCTCAAAGGCATAGATGGATTACCTGACCAAGCTGAAGGAATCCGTTGGTTGGTGTTGAGTTACATGTCTACAGTAGCCTTAAACAATGCACGTACAGCAGCACAAGCTGTTAATATCATAGATGTTTTTTCAGAAACTTTTTGGAATACCAAGCAAGCGGGCTTGATTTCTGCTTGCCATGAGATAATTTCTGGAGATTAGTACCAACTTAGGTTCCAAAATAGCCGATAAGTATGTAGAGGAGAACGATACCATGAAAAAATACATCACAGAAGTAGAGGCAGTTCAGTTTGATGGGACGATCAGATCTTTGGGAAGTATGACACGGTCGCTATTAACAAGTAGTGCTTTGCCTTGTGTGATGACAGAGAATGGTCCTGTATATTTGCATGTGAGTGATTGGATAATCAAAGCATTGGATGGTGCAATCAATGTTATGAGTAACTATGACTTTGAAAATTACTACAGGGAAGCAGGTGAGGTGGATACAGTACAAGCTTTTGGTAATCCAGAGGTTGGTGAAGCATCTGAGGAAGTACCAGAGGAGGTTGAGGGGATCAAGAACATAGCAACAGTTGTAAGACCCAAAAGAGGATTCACATCTAAAGTGATGGAAGATATTATAAAAAGGGCTATTATTTCAATATTGCCAGAGTATCCTACGGTGGCAAAAATATGTGAGTACATGGGACGTAAGACAAATAAGTTAAGTGGGTCAGAGTCTCGTTCTAAAAACAAGATATTGGAAGAATTAGGTGTCACAAAGCAACATAAAAACACAAGAACAAATAGTAGAAAGAATTGAGGCTATAAAGGAAAATGATTTTGGTCTTTTTCAGGTAGCAGGGCTTTTGAACTTCCTGGATTATGAGAAGGCAAAGCCATACATAGATGAGCATCAGTTAGAGGAGGCATGGAAGCCTCTTCCTATTACAGGGGACATAATAACGGATTTGTTGAAAAAGCATGTAGAAATCATGTCTAGGATGGATTTTGAAGTGAGCAAGCAGGGGATAGATGCAAGACGTTACTTGTACTACTTTGTATCGTGGACATGGCTTATGGGAGATGATATCTTCAGTATTGATATCCATAGAGAAATAACAGGCAGTATTATTGAAAGTGTAGAAAAGATACAGCCTTGGATTAAAGAATACTTGAATTCAGAAAGGTGACTTATGGCTAAGACAGATTTTGAAGTAGATCTGGAAAACCTGGAGTTGGAATGGCAGAGACAGCCATTGTTGTACAGAAAGTATGCAGTGGTTGTGGCAGAAGCAAGGCGTGATTTGGATGAGATTCGTAATAATTTGAAAGTGATTGAGGCAGAGACAAGTTTGGCTGTTCGTAAAGATCCAGATTCGTTTGGATTGGAAAAGATCACAGAGGGCACTGTTTCTGCTGCTGTTGTGTCTAGTAGTGCGATGAAAAAAGCACAAGAGGAAGTAAGACAGGCTAGGTATGAAATGGATATTGCCCAAGCCGCTTTGACAGCAATGGATCACAAGAAAAAGGCATTGGAAAAAGAAGTGGATTTATGGTTAAGTAGTTATTTTTCTGAACCAAGTGAAAAGAGGTTGAAATCAACAGACAAAACAAAATTTGAAGATAAGAAAATGAAGGCTGAACGTAGACGGGGAAGGCGTACAAGTGAATGATCCTATAAGTGTACTTGTCAACATGGTTGGATGTTGGTTATTGCTATTGATATGTGCTCCTTTTGTTGTATATTACGCAAGCAAGATAGCATCACTAGGATGGCACAAGGGTAAGTTATTTTTTGAGCAACGTTATTTGGAGAAAAAAGATGAGTAAGACTCGAAGTAGTACAAAGCGTAAGGAACGGAAGCGAGCAGGAAGTGGTGGACGGGACAAGTTTGCCCAGTCCCGTGGACGTAACACTATCAAGATCCCTGATGGTGTTGAGTTGTTTCGGCCACAAGAGAAATCTTATAGGTTGGATTTCCTTCTATATGAAGTGGGTGAGGGCAATAAGTGTGCTGCTCCTGGTTCATGGTATTACGAGCGTACTTTTTACACACATCGCATTGGTGCGGACAATCGTTATGTGATTTGTCCTGCCAAGACATTTGAAAAACCATGTCCTGTATGTGAAGAACTTTCTAGGGTTATGAAAGATCCTGATGCAAGTGATGACGAAGAGAAAAGCTTGCGTGCTAGTCAAAGGCAATTGTGGTTGATCATCGACCGGGAAGAAAAGGAAAAGGGTATTCAGATCTTTGAACATTCTTTCCATCAATTTGGCCGGTTGTTGGATGAATTGCGTCGTGATGCTGATGAGGATGAGGATCATGTATCAAACTTTGATGATCCTGAAAGTGGTGCTTGTCTGAAGGTTAAATTCAGGAAGAATCCTCCGTTTGGTATTGAGACTTCTTCTATTGATTTTCGTCCACGCCCGAAGGGAATTGATGAAGAGTTGTTGAATCATGGGATTTGCCTGGATGATATTTTGGTAGAGACTCCTTATGATGAGATGAAGAAGATTTTTTATCAAATCACTGATGGGGGAGATGAAGATGGAGATGAGGGTGAGGATGAGCCCAAGTCTAAGTCCAAGCAGGGACGTACCAGGAAATCTTCTGGTGCGAAGTCCAGGACTAAAAAGGAGGATGAGGATGAGGATGAAAATCCAGCCAAGAAGAAGGGCTTGCATAAAGGCAAGGTTGTAGAGTTTGAAGATCTACGGATGGAGATCACACATATCAGTGGGGATGGAACCAGTCTAAAGCTTGAAGATGAGGATGGGGAAACTTATGCGGCTGTAGGTGTTGATGAAATTGGGGAATGGGATGATTCTGACGATGACAAGGATGACGATATCCCTTTTGAAGAAGAGGAAAAGGAAGAGGAGAAGCCTAAGCCTAAACGTAGTAGTTCAAAGTCTAAGTCAAAGACTGCTTCTAAAAAGAAGAAGGTTGTAGAACCTGAACCTGAAGAAGACGATGATGATGACGACGATGACGATGACGATGATGATGATCTTGAATGGGATGAAGACGACGACGATGATTGAACGAGATTTGACGTGAAACCGACACCTATTCTGTTTTGACATAATTAGGTCAGCCAGTCCTGTTTTTCATCCTTAGTTTTTTCTCCAATTGTACTAAGGTGAAGGCAGGGCTGGCTTTTTTGATGGAGTAATCACATGGCCAAAACACGTACAGCAAAAACCAAAAAAGATCTAGCAAAGAAAAGAGAACGTCCAAAGTGGGAAACATCTAAGCGATTGCACACAGGAAGCACCTTGCTTAATTTGGCTTGTTCTGATGATGCTGAAGGTGGTTTCCCAATGGGAGGCTATGTGTTTTTTGTTGGTGATTCCATGTCTTGCAAAACTTGGATGTGTTTGTCGTGCATGGCTGAAGCATCCATAAATGAAGAGTACAAGGATCATAGGTTCATCTATGACAACGTGGAACGTGGAGCAAGGATGGACATGGTTCGTTATTTTGGACAAGCTATGGCAGATCGTATAGAGCCTCCTAGGGTAGATGAAGAAGGAGAGCCTATATACAGTGAGTACACAGAGGAGTTTTACTTTAACGTAGCTGATGCACTGGAAGATGGTAGACCTTTTATTTATGTGTTGGACAGCATGGATGCTTTAGACACAATGGACGATGATAAAAAGTTTGAAGATCAAAGGGAAGCACATGAAGAAGGAAAGACCACAAAGGGTTCCTTTGGAATGTCAAAGGCCAAACTAAACAGCATGAATATCAGAAGGATTACAAGCAGGATAGAGCAATCAGACAGTTTGTTGATTGTTATTTCACAAACCAGAGATAACGTTGACCCCATGTCTTTTGTCAAGAAGACCAGGAGTGGTGGGAAGTCTTTAAGGTTTTATGCTACGTTAGAAGTATGGTCTTCAGTGACCAAGAAGATCACAAAGGAATATAAGAAAAAGAAGAGACACATAGGCAGTATGATCAAATTGGTTTTAAAGAAAAACCGATTAACAGGAAAGGAAGCTGAAGTGACCATTCCTGTGTACCACAGTTATGGAATAGACGATGTGGGGACATGTGTTGATTTTTTAGTAGATGAAAGTGATTGGACAAATAATCGAGGGATAATCACACCAACGGGGATTGAAGGATTGGAGAAAAGTAAAAGAGATAAACTGATCGTTCAAATAGAAGAAAGTGGAAAAGTTCCTGAACTAAGGGCATTGGTACAAAAAGAATGGAGTGCGATTGCAGATGCAGTTGCTTTGAAAAGGAAACCAAGGTATGAGTGACAAAGAACGGCGACGGTACGTGTTACAACGTGATAGCGATGAATTTCTGTTTTCAACAATTCCATGCAAGAGCTTGGAAAAGGCTGGGGCTGCTTTAAGAAATCTCGGGCAGGCATACACAATTATGGAACTGTATCCCGCTGATGGGCTTCGTGAAGAGGTAGAGGCACCGCTGCTGGAACGTATTGCGGAGTTGGAGGCCCTTAGAGCCGTGGACGGGATCGACGGCAGTTACTGGCAGACGCAGGCAACGGAGCGGAAGGCGAGAATTGTGGAGTTGGAAACCAAATTAGAACACAAAATGGATTGTGATGTAGCATTGAAGGATCAGGTTTCGTTGTTGGAGGCTGAAAACGGAAATCTTCGTGAACAGGTAGCGGAGTTGGAAGCGGAACTGAAAGCCATCTGCAAGGCTTGCAACGTCCCTGATGTTACGCCAGTCGTCCGCCTTATCGAGGTGCGGCGACAGAGTGAGTTTACGCTGTACGGGAGGGTTGAGGAGTTGGAAGCAACGGCTACGGAACATCGGAACACGATCGGCAATGACCGCAGAATGATTAAGGAATTGCAGGATTGGAATGGCATAGCCAAGGACCGCGAAAACCTGTTAAAAATGCAGGCTATATGGTACGCCGCGAATCCCACGGGGGCACCAGTACCGGAATGGGCCGATCTGAATATTATCGACGCATGTACGCCGGAGGAAATTCAGGAGATGATCGCTCAGGGCAAGGGCGAGCAAGAGCGATGCAACTGCCAAGACAATGCCACAGTGACGATCACGCCGGTTGATGAGGAGGTGCTTGCGACGGTCGAACTGGAAGGTCGACTCAACATGAATGGGGATGTCTTGCTTTCTTGCACTAAAGTTCTTCGTAACAGCAAAACAATCGAACTGTGTGAACCTTCCGAGCAGATCACCACGGACAATCGAACAACCAAGGCCCACGCAGGCAAGCGAGTCAGGGTTGTCATCGAAGTCCTGGCCGACAAGCCAGAGGAGATGACACCGAGTGAGGCATGGGATGTGTTTCGTAGAGAGCCCGGTAACTGTGAGGTGGAAGGTAAGTTTCTTCGACCGTTCTTGCTGTTGTGTGAGTATTTTCTCAAATCAGACAATCGTTTCATGAAGGCGAGTTGGGTACAATGGCGAGCAGATAATTGTCCTCACGCTCGTGCTGCACTTGATTCCTGTTTCAAAGAAGATGAACAATGATGACCATAGCGTTTATTGTTTCTATGTTATTGAATCTTATCGGGTGGACCCTATTTGCGTTTTGCAGGGATGCATTGTCTACCGTCAGCGAGTCCAGGGAGAACTGGATTAAATTGCTTGAGATTGAACGAAAGAAGAACAGGGTCAACGTAGTGAAAGAAAGCGAGAAGTGATATGGATTTACTAATACTTCAGATCATCCAATTCGTGATTGGCATGGTCGCTGGCTGGAATCTCTGCCGCTGGATTGGGAGATAGTTAGCCGCAGAAGCGGCAGAGGAGGGAAGATGAAGGTTGATGGAAAAATGGTTATTGACTTGTTGAAACTGTCCGTTGAGCGTGGCACAGTGTACGCTGCAATCGACATAGCCATCGAGTGGATTGAGACTGCTGAAGCTGAAATCGGAAAACTGAGAGCAGCCGCAAAAGCGGTAGAAAGTGAGGGAATGAATGATGGAATCTAGCAGTCTTACTATCGCTATCGCATTTTGGACAGGAGCGATAATGGCACTCGTTGTTCGACATTACCGTTACGCGATCCGTGGGAGCCAGTAATATGAGAAAAAACACTTGGCTTCTTCTAGATGTAAGTTGTTTGGCTTATCGTGCCCACTATTCTCGTCAAGTGGAAATGGGTGAAGCAGGAGAAATTGTCTATGCTCTTTTGCAGGATGTGTTGACACTACAAGAGGTACATGGCACATCCAACATAGTTTTTTGTTTTGATGGTGGGTGTGATTGCAGGACCGAAATTTATCCAGAATACAAGCAGAACAGGCGTAAGCATCAGTTAGATATGCCCGAAGAAGAGTTGGAGAAAAGACGTTCTCTTCTTAAACAGTTGTATCTAATGAGGACTGAGTATCTTCTAGAGGTAGGTTATAAAAATATATTGCATCAGCCTGGGTATGAGGCTGATGATATCATAGCTTGGTTGACAAAAAATGTGGACGGGGATTTTGTTGTGGTGAGTGCTGATCAGGATTTGTATCAGTTGCTTGGAGAAAGTGTGACGGTATGGAATCCTATTAAAAGAAAACCATTCACAGCAGGGTCTTTCATAAAGAAATATGAGATTGATCCCAGCAAATGGTGGAAGGTCAAAGCCATTGCTGGGTGTTCTTCTGATAACATTCCAGGGATCTATGGGGTAGGTGAAAAAAATGCTGTTAAGTATTTAAACAAGGAATTGTCTGAAGATTCAACTAGGTTTGAGGCGATAAGGAAGGGGAAGGAAGAGATCAAGCGTAACGGAATTTTGACTAAGTTACCTTTCAAAGGATGTGGTCCTTTTGAATTGCAAGAGGAGTGTGTAGGAAGGAACCAATGGAACGGTTTGATGAGGCGTTTAGGTTTTGAGATTAATCCACAAAGTAAAGGAAGAACCAGGAGAAAAAGAAATGAAGAATAGTGCAACAGAAAAAAGCTATGGTTTGAAAAGAATAACGGGTATTTTGGAAAGGAAGGAAAAGGAGTTAAGGCGTAAGCATACACACAAGACGAAGCCCCTTACTGTGAAAGCCAAGTTAGAAGCCATCAGGAATGGGGAAGCCTCTCTTAAATGGCGTGCAAGGATGGATATGACTTTGGAAGAGGCTTTTGATTATAACGACGTAGAAAATGGGAATGTGTTAGATGATGTTTTTTATGCTGAATGGGCTAAAGTAGAAAAGGAAGGGAACAATATTAAAGACCTGATCATGCTTGGTGATGCTGAACAGTCATTGGCTTTGATTCAAAAATTTGACAAGTAAGGAGAAAAAAATGAAGTGGTCATGGATGATCCTTTTGGTGTTGTTGTGTGGTTGCAAAATGACAGGAACCATAGGTGTATCTAAGGAATGGTACACTGAGAGCCATAGGGGCTATAAATATACCAAACCAGATTTACAGGCTCATGGGGAAATTCAGTTCTCATCCTGATGTTTTTTGGAATTGTTTAACAAAATTTCCATTTTGTACCCAATTTTGGTTTTAAAATAGCCGATAAGTATACAGAGCAAGAGACTGCTGTGAGTAATGAAGCCGAATAGAACTTTCTTAGTACGAAGATGAGTCGTATGGAACCGAAAATTTTGATTAAAACAAAGGAGAAAATTAGATGACAGAGATTCCTGAAGCTTATATGGTGATCATTAAGAAGTGTGCTTTGAAGTATAAAGATGACATCAACAAAGCAGTGCAAGAGGCAGTAAAACAGATCAAAAAGCTGCCCCACTTTGATGAGATTGCAGAGATATTTGTGAAGGGTGATGTGAGACACCGTATTGCTGATGCAAGACATACTGAGAACGTTGCTATTCGCAAGGAACTGGGATTGTACGGGAAGCCTACCAAGGTTTTGGAATGTGATGATGTAGAAGTTCAAAAATTGGATAAGTCGATTTTCAATCTGTTCATGGACGGCAGGCGATTGGGCAGTATTCTGGTTGAAGATTTGCCCAGGATTGAGGCAGAGCAACGAAGCAGAGTCAATACCCATAGTGCTTATGCCGATTTTTGTAGGAAGCTATATAAAGCAACTAAGAAATCAGTTGGCAAGAGAGTAGAGCAGTGTGTTACACAAGCTAGGCTGACTAAGATGTGGAATGACTCCATGAAAGATTTGAACGAAGAGGCATAGAACCGAGATTGCCACTGAAACCGAGTGAGAGTTTTAAAGTATTGAACAGATATCGGTTGTGAAACCGAGCCTTATACTTTATCTGCTGAGAAACGACATTGGTATGAAACCGATAAACCTTATGCTTTAATACAGAATCGACCTGTCCAATGAAACCGAAGGATATGTTACTAACTTTTTAACCAATTGGAGAACTAAAATGAGTACTGTGAATGAAACCGTGAGTGAAGTTGATGTTGCTGAATTGTGTGCAAGCCTACAGAAATTGCAGAAGAGGCGAGCATGGTACAAGAAGTCTAAGAACATGATCCACAACCGACTCAGAGCAACGGTTGCTGGGGGCATGGGATTCAATACGGGATTGTCAGAAGCAGAGCGGAAGAAGCTTTATGGAAAAGCTGATGCCGAGATCAAGAAGATCGTGAAGAGTGATGATCCCGATTCTGTGGACACTGTTGTCCCTGAAATGATCAATCTGATCATCCCTACGTGGGAGGTAATTAGTACTTTTCAACGTAATGAGGATAGCTTCTCAAGGCGTATGGAAAAGCTGGTGGGGAATCTACCCATTGCTGAGTGGGTGAAGCAGCCAGAGCAACGTGGGTTTGGTATGCTCATGTTGGCTGTGACTATCGGTGAAACTGGTGATCTAAACAACTATGATAATCCTGGAAAGGTTTGGAGGCGTTTGGGCTGTGCTCCCTACACCAAGGAAGAGGTCACTTTGATGGGCTCTACTTGGCGTCGAAAGAAGACCAAGCCACGAATGGAAGCAGAGGATTGGACGAATTTTGGATACTCTCCAAGGCGTCGTAGCATTGCCTTCAATATCCAGGATGGGCTGATCAAGCTGAACAAGGGTGTGTACCGAAAGCGGTATGATGATGTGAAGTTTGCCGCACAGACAAAGCATCCTGAATGGGATTGGAAGAAGCATGATTTGTGTAAGGGTGAGGGCTGTCCCAAGTGTTATGGGACAGGCAAGCAGTGTGGACGGGCCTCTAATCATGCGGCATTGCTGGCTGTTAAGTTGCTGCTGAAGAACCTGTGGATTGAGTGGACTGGCAGTGAGCTTGATCCTAATGGCACTTTTTAGAGATAAGGTGCGGTGCGGTAGGGTTCGGCTCGGCACGGCTCGGCATGGTAGGGTTAGGTCGGGTAAGGCAAGGGGACTGAGTTCCATAAAGGAAAATGCACAATGAAAACCAGACGTAACTTTTTGAAAAGAACTTTATCAGTGTTTGGTCTGCCTTTTCTAGTTCCTTCTGTATCAGAAGCTGGAGAAGTAGATCCATGTATTACTTATACTGCGAAATGGATGGAAGAGGTTTCATCAGGGCCTTACCGTTTGATTAAAGTAGAGACAAAACATTATATCCATACAAGATATAAATCACATAGATATGGTTTGAAAAAAGGAGAAGACAAATGCCCAGTGTGTGGAGAGGTGGGGTATTATAGTGCTTTCCATCTTGTAGTGGTAGAAGCACTGCAATTAACTGGTTGTGCTATGGCTTGTGACAAATGTGGTTATCTAGCACAGAAACTATTGTCAAGGTGTAAGGGAAAAGGATGTGGCAGATGCTGGGGAAGCCCAGAAGAGAATGAATTGAACACAAAGAAATGTTTATTTTTTAAGAGGTCGTTTGTGTGGGAACCTGAAGAACAGAGGGGATTAAAATGAAGTACCTTTCTCTCGATCCAGCCACAAAAACTGGTTGGGCACATTCATGTGGAGTGTCAGGAACTTGGGATTTGTCAGTCAAACGTGATGAATCCGGTGGCATGAGACTTATTCGTTTTCGTACAAAACTAAAGGAGATTTATAAAAAAGAAGGAATTGACTTGTTGGTGTATGAGGCAGCGAGACATGCTACTCCTAAGATGCAAGGAGCTTTAGTTGTGCAATCTGAATTGCAGGGAGTGTTAAAAGAATTTTGTGAAATTAGAAAAATTGATTATCGAGGATATTCTCCCAGTGAAATAAAGAAACATGCTACTGGAAAAGGTGGCAGTGGCAAGCCAGCTATGCGTGAGGCTGCTATGGAAAAATGGGGACCGACAGTAGTGCGTGAGAGTGTTGATGATAACGAAATTGATGCCCTGTGGTTATTGGATCTAGCTGTATCTGAATACGAAAAATAAAAAGATAACAAGGCTGAGTTTGGTTTGGTGAGGCTTGGTGCGGCACGGTAAGGTAAGGTGAGGTTAGGTGGGGTGAGGTCAGGCTAGGGGACTGAGTTCCTTTAAGAAAATAAACGAAAAACTATTTTAATGGAGACTAAAAATGATTTTGCCAGATGGTGTTGGTTCACCAGGACAAGAGAAACAGCAAGAGCGTGCCTATGTGCAGCAGATATTCATGCAAGCATATATGAATGTTTTTGGAACAGTTGCTGCCTCAAGGATGGAGCAATGGAAATCAAGATCAGAGGAAAGAGATCTAATAATGAATGAACATGTTTGTAGTATGATTGCTGCCGAGACAGCTTCTTTGGCCAAGGCTGTTGTCAAGGAATTGACAGGGATTGAATTGAGGGATCGCAAGGAGAAAAGTGATGCTGAAACGTCTGTTGATTGAAAATTATCAGGCTCATGATAGATTGGATATTCGCTTTGATCCTCAGATAACCACACTTGTTGGCCCCAGCGATGTGGGGAAGTCCAGCATCATACGGGCAATGCGTTGGTTGATGTTGAATAGTCCTAGAGGGGAAGCCTTCATACGTACTGGTAGCAAATCAACTACAGTGCGTATGAAGATAGATGATGCTGTAGTACGTCGTCAAAAAGGGGGAAAAGATAATGTTTATTCTATTGGCAAAGGAAAAACATTTAGGGCATTTGGAAATGATGTTCCTCCTGATATTCAGGAAATTCTGTGTGTTGATGATTTGAATTTCCAGTTACAACACTCGGTACCTTTCTGGTTTAGTCTATCTGCTGCTGAAGTGGGAAGGCAGTTAAACAAAATTGTAGACTTGGAAGTTATTGACAAGGTTGCCAAGAAGCTGAACAGCAAGGTGAGGAAGCATCGAGTAGAGTTAGAGATAAGTGAAAAACGAATACAAGAGGCAGAAGACAAAGAAAAAGAAACTGCTTTTGCTGTGGACATGTCAGAAGATCTGGCAGGCTTAGAGGGATTACAAAAAAAGATAAGTGAGGGAAAGGATGCAGCAGAATCCTTGCTTCTCATTATCAATCCGATCAAGATCATAAGCAGAGAAAAGAAGCAACTGAAAGCAAAGCTAGAAGACATAAAGATTGTAAGAGATACTGGTCAAAAATGCAGTGAGTTGTCCCTTGATTTAGAGGAACTGGATGAAGTTCTAGTGGACATAGAAGAAGTCACAGAACTAGTTTTGGTAGTAGTTCCTGATTACAGTGGATTGGATAAAATTGTTGCTGAGTGTGGATTGGTTTTGGCAGAGATTAGTAGTACAGATGATTTGCTGAGACAGATAGAAACAATGAAGAAAAATTCAACTGTGAATGAGGATATGTTGCAAGGGGTTTTGCAGGAATTAGAAACAATGAACGATGGAATTTGCCCGGTGTGTGGGGGTGAATGGGATGGAGGGAATTATGAAGGGTAAAGTAATTGCAGTTACTTGTTCAGATGTTCATTTGACATTGAATGCTCCTGTTTCCAGATCAGCAGAACCTGATTGGTTGGAAGCACAGGGAAGGATTTTGGATCAAGTGGATGCCCTTGCCAAGATGCATGGGGCTCCTGTTATTTATGCTGGGGATATTTTTCATAAATGGAATGCATCCCCAGAGTTGATCAACTGGGCAGCAGCAAGATTGCCGAACGGATGGGCTGTGCCAGGGCAGCATGATCTTCCTTTACACAATTACGAAGACATGTATAAGTCTGCTTTTCATACATTGGTAGAGATTGGCGTATTGATGTACATGCCTGTCAATGATCCCAGTGTGTTGTCAACATTCAATCATTCTCATCCTAAAATGAAAACAGTTCTCCATGCTTTTCCATGGGGGACTCCTATTAAGTTTCCTGAAAAAACAGACAAGCAAAGAGAAGATTGGGATGAAGAAGGGCATATCCAGATAGCTGTTGTACACAAGTATATTTGGAAATCAGGTAAGACGTATGTAGGAGCACCTGATGAGGAAAAATTGTCTGCATACAAAAAGAACCTGGAAGGATTTGATGTAGCCGTTTTTGGAGACAATCACAAAGCCTTCAAAGGAAGATCAGGTGATTGTCTTGTTTTAAACAATGGTTGTTTGATTCAACGAAAATCAGACGAAGCACCATTCCAGCCAACTGTTGGTTTGATAAAAATTGAAGATAATGTGATTAGCACAGAGGTTGTAGAGCTAGATACAAGCAAGGATCAGTGGTCCATAGATACTTCCATGACGGCTGATGCTGAAGAAGTCAGGGAGGATATGAAAGGATTCTTGGATTGTTTAAAGCAAATGGGTGCTGATGGATTCAGTTTTCGGGATGCTGTCATCCATTACATGGCGGATCACACAGTATCGGATGGGGTAAAGAAAATCTTGCTAGAAGCGATGGAGGATTAAAAAACATTATGCCAAAAGCTGAAGAAATTAGACGTTGTTTGATTCTTTTCTATGAATCAAGTAATCACGCAATGTATGTTAATTACAATGCTAGTGTAGATCGTATGACAGATATGTGCCGTAATCCAAAAGCTAAACGAGAGTTGGTTGGGTGCTTACGTAATTGGGCTGATGATATTGAAAAGAATTATCCCAAGGGTCCACCATGGGGAACACAGCCAGAAGAAGAACTTGATAGAAAGGATTAACCTGATGGATTTAGTATTGTTTAAGAAGTTGAAGCAATCAGCGGTTGATCTTCAACGATCCGTAGATAGGTCACAGGGACAACTGAACGGGCTCATGGAGCGTCTACGGGACGAGAAGGGGTGTTCGTCCGTAAAGGAGGCACAAGACAAGAGAACGAAGCTGAAGGCCAAATTGGACGTATTGGAAAAGAGGTTTGATAAAGAGTTTAAGGTATTTGAAGAAACATGGAAGGAACACATGGATGAGTAACCTTGGGGGGATAAGGAAGAATGTGGATGAACTGTTGGTAGCTCACAAACAGGCTGTGAACAATGTTGCTGATGAATCATCAAAAAAGACTTGCATTGAAACAGAGTTGAAAGATACTCTTGAAGCACAAGCAATCTCCCAAAATATAGCTCAGACCCTTCAACAAAAAGCACAGGACCAGATTGCCAAGGTGGTTACTCAGTGTTTGCAGGGGGTGTTCCCTGATGACCCCTATAATTTTGAGATACAATTAGAGATGAAGCGAGGGAAGACAGAAGCCCGATTAGTTTTCCTTCGTGATGGTGTGGAATCACTTGATCCTCTGAATGAAGTGGGTGGAGGGGTGATTGATGTGGCGGCATTAGCTTTGCGGTTAGCCTGTATACTTATGCTACAACCACCAAAAAGAAGAATCTTGATATTGGATGAGCCTTTTTCAAACATACGTGGAGTACAAAATAGAGCACGTACAAGACAAATGCTCATGGAGTTATCAAAAGAAATGGAGTTGCAGATTATAATCAATACAGACATTCCAGAATTCAGATTAGGAACCGTTATTGAACTTACGAAATAATCAAAAGGAGAAATTGTGGAAGGAATTGATCTGGGTGAATTACAAAACAGGATTGATCAGATATTAGATATGACAATCGCAGACATGGAAGGTAGTCACGATTTAACCATAAGGGAAGTAAACAAATTAGAAAAAGGAATCGGTTGCTGCATGATCAGAGAGCTATTGGATGTTCCTTTATATCGCATAAAACAGATCAGTGGATTTGGGGAAAAGGCTTTAACATCATTGAAGGATTGTTTACAGGAAGTACAAGACAAGATAGCCCAATTAGCAGATGAGTATGATGCAAGAAAAAAGACAACGTTTAAAAAAAAGGGTTTGAAATGCATCCAATGTGGAAATTGTTGCAAGGTTGGTGGTCCATGTGATTGGCTTGGTTGGAGAAGTTCTAAGCATTGGAGTAGCCGTGATAATGACTTTGAAGGAACATGCCCCGAACTATGTGATGATGGGAAATGTGGCATCATCATTAAAGCAAGAGCCGGTAAACTGAACCTTCATCCAAATGCTTTATCATCCATGAATCGAATACTTAAAGGGGTGTGTACTGCTCCGAAGTTGAGGAGAAAACGTTGATTACTATATTTGTTGTGCTAGTGGTGGTACTTTTTTTTGGCATTCTTATTAGTTTAGCGTTTCCTGAACATACAGGTTATTTTGGTTCACAACCAAGTTGCCTTGGAGTCGCTATTACAGGCATTGGTTTTATTGGTTTGCTTGTGTTGGCGTGCATGTATTTGGGGAAGTGGTTACTTTGAGGAGGAAACGATGAACATACTAGTAACAGGTGGATTGGGATACATCGGTTCTCATACAGTTGCTTTGTTGTTGAGACAAGGGCACGAAGTAACTGTGTTGGACAATATAGAACGGGGCCATTTTTTGGCTATCTCACCTGAAGTGGATTTCTTCAACAGGGATTTGAAAAATACAGATGATGTTGCATGGGTGCTGTACAGGAAAAACATTGATCTAGTAATTCATTTTGCTGGTTATGCTTATGTTCAAGAGTCTTTCTACAAACCTTTGCAATACTGGGACAATAATGTAGTTGGCACAGCTAGTCTCATAGAAGCTATGTTGCAGAACAGCGTGAAGGATATCATCTTCAGCAGCACTTGTGCCACATACGGAAACCATGTTACTCCTATCACAGAGAATACCCCACAAGAGCCCATAAACCCTTATGGAATGAGCAAGCTGGCTGTTGAGCAATTGTTGAAATCGTTTAGCATGAGCAAGTACAAAATAGCTTCTATAGCTTTGCGTTATTTCAATGCGGCTGGTTGTGATGATCTCAATGACCTTGGAGAAGACCATAGGCCAGAGACACATTTGATCCCTTCTATTTTGAGACATACTTATGATCAAGACGAAGTGCCCATTCCTATCTATGGTACAAGCAACAATACTTTTGATGGGACATGTTGCAGAGATTATGTGCATGTTATTGATCTTGCTATGGCTCATGTGCAGGCTATTAAACAGTTAGAACGTGGAAAATTTAAGCCTTACAATTTAGGGACAGGAAAAACACATTCAGTATTGGAAGTAATCAAAGCTTGTGAAGAAGTAACTGGTTACAAAATACCGATTGAAAGCAGGAAGGGGCGTCCAGGTGATCCTGAAAGTCTGATGGCTGATGCCACTTTGGCTGAGACAGAATTAGGATGGATTCCAGAGCATCCAGATCTGTTGGAGATGGTGCAATCGGCATGGAATTGGCTGGTCAAAAATCCATTGGGATATGGCTGTCCAAGGTATGTGAGAGAACGTGTAAAAAAAGGAACAGTTGGTAGAAAGCCTAATGAAGAGATAAAGAAGAAAGAGAAGAAGAGGATAAAGGCTGAGAAAAGAAGGAAGAAGAATCGCAAGAAGTGAGGGGCACAGGTTTTGAACAAAGGAGAAGATATGTCTGAATTGACTGTGAGTGGTATTATTGGGGAACTAAAAGCAATAAAGCAAAAATGTGACGGTATGTTGCATCATGCTAATGTCAGTTTGGCTTTGAATCCTTCTGATGTGGACATGGTGCAAATAATGTTCATGTCAAAAGGTACTTCAGAACTTCTTACCCAAATGATTGAGTGTTACACAAATGGGCATTTGATGGTCGATATATCTCAAGAGAAGTTGGATGAAAAGATAGTAGAAGTGATGAGGGATATAACCATGGATTTCAAACCGGAAGAACTTAATTAGGAAAGTCTCATGGTAGATTTCAAAAAGATATTTGAAAGAATAAACAAAAATATAGAAGGACGCAAAGCTGGCAGAGTAGTTGCAGAGATGGCTACTGAAGAGGCTAAAAAGCTTCAAGGAAAGTATTCTTTTTGGGAAGCAATCATAGGAGTCATTCCGAAGAAGTACATGCCTGTGCTTAAAAAATCGAAGTTTAAGCCGATGGATGATACGGAAGTCAAAGCATTTGAATCCAGGAAGATATCGTTTGGTAATTCAGAAATTCAAAAAGAATTGGAGAAGACAGATGGATATCAAGCGGATTTTTAGATGGTATGATTTCATTGCCGTTCTGGTAGTGATATTGTGTGTAATAGGCATTTTGTCTACACTGCTTGTGTAGTATTAGGTAACATTACCTTTTTGGTAACGGTGCGACACTTTTGCCCAAGACTGATTTTGCCCTTATTGGTATCAAAGGACTTAGGTGTGTTTTGGAATCAAAACACGTATGAATGGGTAATATTTTGTCGCACACTTGTAAGGTATGATTGAGCCCCCAGAGGTGAGGGTGTTCCCAGTGTTAATAGCCAATTCCATGAGCGTCAGCCTGGGGACACCCTGCCTTTTTATAAACGTGTAAGGAAATATTTAGAATGGATGTTGCTCCCCTTGAAGAGATCCTGGTAATTGGACATGGTTTTGTAGGCGAAGCTGTTTGCCAGGGTATGCGTCATGCAGTTGATGTGGTTGCCTATGATATCAAAAAAGGCATGTACATATATGACAAAGAGACAGTTAAGCACACACCTATAGGAAATCCACATATCCCTTCCTTGGACGACATGGTTGACGGACCTTCGGTTATTTTTGTCTGTGTGCCAACACCCATGAAAGAAGATGGAAGTTGTTGCACATCTATTGTGGAACAGGTGCTCAGTGATTTGGATGAGAGTGCTAGGAAGGCTGACATAGTTGTTCCTGTTATTATCAAGAGCACAGTACCTCCAGGAACAACAAGGAGATTGAATGGGGAATGTGCTAATCTGGAAGTGATGTTCTCTCCTGAGTTTTTGACAGAGGCTAATCACATAGAGGATTTTAAGAGTCAGACAAGCATCTTCATTGGCTGCTGTACTCCAGGTGGGATGCATGTTTACACAGTGTTTGATATGTTTAATAAGGCTTATCCTGATGCAGAATGTGTGGATAGCACACCTGAGACAATGGAGATGGTTAAGTACACGATCAATTGTTATCTGGCTACCAAAGTCTCTTTTGCAAATGAGATTTTTCAAATCTGTGATAAGCTTGGAGTCGATTACAATCGGGTGCGACGTTACATCTTACATGATGAACGATTAGGAAAGAGTCATTGGCAAGTACCTGGACCCATGCCTCTTGACGATGGGAGCAATGGACCACCCTTCGGATTCGGGGGATCATGTTTTCCGAAGGATATCAACTCATTGATCAATGTAGCAGAGAAATTGGGAGTGAGTTCCAAGGTACTGAAAGCGGCATGGAATAAGAATCTTGAGGTGCGTCCAGATATGGATTGGAAGAAGTTGGAAGGTAGGGCTGTTGTGCAGAGTGTGTGCAGATGACAATTGTCATTTACTAATATCTACTAACATTTGACAATTCAGTATGAAGTCAAAAATTGTCTGGACAAAAATTGTCTGGGCAAAAACTTGTCTAGGGTCTTTTTCATTTTTGGGTTGAATTGTATCTGGGTTTTGTTTTTTCTTTTGGTGAACTTTCTATAGTTCACAATGTTGATAATTCATCAGCAATCGGGTTACTGTCTTTTAGCCCAAGTTGATCAGTTATAACCACGAAACCCCTTGTTTTGCAGGGTGGACACCGAGATGTTTCCACTACATCTTGGGTTCAACTTTTAGCTGACGCGGCAAACGGAGCCCGAGGCGGTCCAGCAGGATGGCTTGGTGATCGGTGGGACGGGCTACACAGCGGCGGCGGATTGCCGGGCCGTCGCGGGTTGGCAATACCACGTCGATCAGACTGATCTTGCCCAACTCCTCGAAGATCCGACGGGGCTCGTCGCCCAAGCCGGCGGCCCGAGTCATTTGGTGAAGCGTCTTCCAGAGGACATACGCCAAGAAACAGACAAGAATGTGGGACTGAACTCGCTCTTCAGTCTGGTGCCAAACCGGACGGATCCGCAAATCGCCCTTGTGGATTCGAAAGGCCGCCTCTGCCTCGGTCAATTGGATGTACGCATGCCAGAGGTCTTCGGCCGACCAGTCCGTGACGTTCGTTCGTAGAAGATAGCAGCCCTCGTTCAGCGTCGCCCACTCGCGACAGGCCTCGTCTTTTTTCCAAGAGATGACCGCGCGACCATCGACGTCCTCGACGGTGACATTGTAAAGCCCGGCGGCCCGGGAGTTGTTTACCATGATCTTGCCGATGCGACGGTCGATCACTTCCTTTTTCCATTTGCGTTTGTCGCAACTCGCGAGGACCTTTTCCAACGCCTCGTCAATGCGACGCTCGAAACGCTCGTGCATCGCCTTTTCCTTTTCGCGGCGATCACGGCTGCGGCACAAAATGTACGTTTCCTTGCCGCCGTCGGGCGAAGGACACATCTTTACTTCCAGACCTTCGCGGATCACCCGCCAATCTTCGTCAAGCAACTGACGCTCAAACTTCTTGAGCGTTCCTTTCGACGCGCCGATGATATAGCGACGGTCACCCGACTCCATGAACTCGATGTTCGCCTTGCTCATCATGCCGCGATCGCCGCACCAGATCCGGTTCGCTCGGCCGTAACGCTTCTCCATCGTTGTGACAATCTCTTGCCACGTCGTGACGTCGTTTCGGTTGCCGTCGAAGACTTCATAGCCCAGCGGGACACCATCTTTGGTGACGACCAGCCCGATGCAGACTTGCTTGCAATCACCACGCTTGTCGCGGGAGTAACCGCGTTGGGCTTGCGGATTTCCTTCGCAGAGACCTTCAAAATAGGTCGACGTCACGTCGTATAGAAGTAAATCGTAATCCAGGTCGAACAGCGTGCCGAGCCGGTTTTTCAGGTGCTTTTCCAGAGCCTCCTTGTGCGGTAGCAGCCGATCCAACGCTCGATACAGTCGATGATGGTTGATTTTGTCCGCCGGAACGCCCAATAACTCGGGCAATGCCGTGCTCTTGTAATAATGTTCGGCGATATGCAGTTCGCTCGACGGGTTGCACAGTCGGCAAATGACAAGGATAAGCGCGGTCTTTGCCCACGGGATGTCTTCTTTGCCGCGAGGGATGACGTCTTCAAACAGGTCGTCGAGTCGCAATCGGCGGACCAATTCCATCGCCAGCCACGCTCCGCCGAACTCAAGTTGATTCTCGACCCTAACATTCGCCGTATCGACCTCGACCCACTCGGGCTCGTGCTTGTCTTCATGATCGAAGAGTTGCAGTTGTGCATAAGGTGATTTCTTCTCGCGTTGTGCCGCTCGCTTGATGCCGGCGCGTTCGGACTGCTTGAGCTTGCCAAGCCAAGCAACCGTCCGCTGACGCGGCCCGCGATCGGTTCGATATGACTCGACCAACGCCCAATACGCCTGGCGTTTCCCTTTGATTCTTCGGTAGCATGGCCTGATGAACATACCCGAATTATCGGCAACCGAAGCGCCTCGTCAAACGCAGATCTTTCCACTACAACGCGATCTGCATTCTTCGAGAACGAAGATCGACGGTTTTCCGTGAAGCCAGGAAATCTACAACCGCCGTGGCACCCCCATTTCAGACCCAAAAACTTCCGAAAAAACAATTTCGCCGTCCAACTGATCAACTTGGGTTAGATCCTAAGTGATCTACTTTTCTTTTTCTAAAAATAATCCAGATATTTTTTGGGCTTTAGTTGTTTTTAGTATTGACTTATATAGTTTGATAGACGATAATGCTTTCAGTCGAGGGCAAAAACAACTGAGAAACAATTAGGAGAAAAACAAATGAAGTGGTTGGAAGCAATTAAACATGCCCGTCGAGTTAGTGTTCCTCTCATCGCTCTGAATTCCCCTGATCCTGCGAATACTATCCGCAAGGTTGCCAAGGAACTGACAAGTGATAAAGTCACGATCCCTTTCGTATCTTGGGACATTTGCCGTGGAGCAATAGGATTGAATTCTGAGGGCTCTAGTGCCATTGCCGCTGCTGAAATGGGAGATGATGTCACCATCGGACAACCTAACGTGATGGTCACGTTGGCCAGCAAGCTGCCAGAGAATACCGTGATGTTCGTTCACAATGCCGATCTCTACTTTGAGATGACCCCTATCTTCGGTCAAGGACTGTGGAATCTGCGAGACACTTTCAAGACCAACAAACGGATGATTGTACTTTTGACGGTTGACTTCACACCCCCAGCTTACTTGAAGGATGACATTGTGGTCATTGATGAGCCGTTGCCGAGCACTGAGACTTTGACTGAAGTAGTCAAAGAATGTGATCTGTCCCGAATCAATGCCGGAAAAGAACCCCTTACGGATGAAGACGTTACTCATTCGGTGGAAGCCGTGCGTGGACTGAATGCCTTCTCTGCTGAACAAGCTGTCGCCATGTCGTTACGGAATGAGGGAATCGACATGGAGCATTTGTGGGAAGCCAAGCGAACTCAGGTGGAACTCACCAAGGGTCTTTCGGTTTGGCGTGGCAACGAATCCTTTGAGGATGTGAAGGGTTTGGGATTCGTCAAGGAATTTTTGGGCAGGGTCATCAATGGAAAGAATCCTCCGAATGCTATCGTATGGGTTGACGAGATCGAAAAAATGGTTGCGGGTGCTGGATCTGGTGGAGACTCTTCGGGAGTTTCGCAAGGAATTTTGGGTTCTATGTTGACTGAAATGCAAAACCAAAATGCTGTTGGTGTCATACTCCTTGGCGTAGCAGGATCTGGTAAGAGTCTTGTTGCCAAGGCTATCGGAAAAGAAGCTGATGTGCCTACAATTAGTTGGGATAGTAATGCTATGAAATCTGGTCTAGTTGGATCTTCAGAAGCATCGGTAAGGACTGCTCTCAAGGTGATCAGTGCTGTTTCCTCCAACAATGCCTTGTGGATTGCGACTTGCAACAGTATCAAGAATATCCCTACTGCTTTGCGAAGACGATTCAGCTACGGAACTTACTTTTTCGATCTGCCGACCAGTGATGAAAAAGATGCCATTTGGGAATACTACTTGGCAAAATGTGGAACCACCAAAGCACAATGCAAGGTGATGCCTGAGAGCAATTTGTGGACAGGTGCCGAGACCAAAACCTGTTGTCAGTTGGCCTATAATCTGGACTGTACTTTGGTGGAAGCCAGTAAGTATTTTGTTCCGGTTGCTGTGGCTGCTCCAAAGGAATTGGAAGATCTGAGAAACGAAGCTGAAGGACGTTTTCTTTCGGCAAATCATGGTGAGACTTACACGAAGAAGCGTAGTGTGAAAACCCGTAACATCGACTTGAACTAAGGAGAAAAACAATGAAGAAGAACAAAAAGAAGAGTCAAGAGGCAAAGTATTTGGTACAGCACGTTAGGCACAACAAGATTCCATTTGCAACGGTTGTGGCTTTTTCTGTGGACAAGATTGGAATCAGTGTCTGTTGTCCTCGGGACCATTTCACTAAGAAAAAGGGAGTAGCTATCGCAAAGGGAAGGGCAGAGAAAATTGATCCAAGTCTCAAGCATGTAGGCACTGAGGTATCATGTTGTATGCAAGTTGGTGGTGATAAGATTGATGTATGCCGTCTGCTGGAAGAAAGTATCACTGCCATGATCACAAGAGCCCAGAAATATTTCAAGTAGAAAGAAAGGGATCACATGAAAAAGGAAGTAGTAAAAATCAGGGTTGCCATAGAGCATGACATAGACAGTGCATCAGGATACCCATGTATGGAAGGATATCGAATCAGCATACAAATATTTGGGTGTACATTCTATGTTAATCGAGTATCTCTTTCTACTTTCAATATCTTAAAAAAAGGGGGCAAACAGGAGATCATCAAAGAGGGACTCATTATTGCCAAAAACATAGCTAACAGTGTAACCCGAGATGGTTATGTGGTTGATGTGTCGGATTCGTTGACAGTGGATCTGATTGCAAAAAAAGAAGAAGCAGAAAAGGCATTGAGAGTAGCCACAGATAATTTGGAAGCAGTTTACCGAGAAATAAAGGGAGAAAAATAATGAATGTATTAGTTGATAAATGTGTTTTGCTCAATCTTACCGTGCATCGTCCCGTTATGGTAAAGGCTGCTGATCTAGACAAGATCAGTGCTGACGCAAATAAGAACATGTTGAATCTATCCAAGAGGTTGATTCAAGGCAAATCGTTCACCAAAGCCAAGAATTACGCAACCATCATACGGAAGTGGTTGGACAAAAGGGGACTCCCTACCAAGGTTGGGAGGGGCTCTTGTTTGATTCCGGTTTCGTTAGTGGATGAAGTCATGGAGTACCTGGAGAAAGCTAGGGAAACTTATGCTGAACTGGTTGCTCAATTTGTTGCCGAATATCCCAAGATGCAGAACGAAGCAAGAGACAAGCTTGGGGATCAGTACAACCCAGATAATTATCCTGCGGTTGAAGATATTGAAAAGCTATTTTGGATCGAAGCTTATTGGTTGGACCTGGGATTACCAAACCAGGAAAAAATGGGAATTAAGGCTTGGAATATGGAAAAAGCAAAAGCCGAAAAACTCTGGGACAAAGCCGCTAATGACATTCAGGTTGCTTTGCGTGAATCTTTCCGCGAGTTGATCAAGCATCTTGCCGATAGGCTAGAAACTGGTGTGGATGGTAAGAAGAAGATATTCAAAGAGGCAACTATTGCTAATGTCACTTCTTTCATCGACCTGTTTAAGAAACGGAATTTGACAGATGATAAGGAACTTGAGAGGTTGGTTTCTCTGGCAGGGAGAGCCATGGATGGGGTTGATTCCGATACGTTGCGAGACTCGGAAGGGGTTCGGGAAAAGATCAAAAAGCAAATGGACAAGGTGGTAGGTTCTTTGGACAAGATGCTGTATGATGCCCCTAAACGACAAATTGATTTTGAATAGAAAGGAGGGTTTGCTTTGAAAACATATCCCCAAATGAGCAGTTATCAAATCCGAAAGGAAAGCAAAAAATGATAAAGGAATATAACAGCAAGAAAATCGAATCAGCAATGGAGTATGCTGAAAGTGAATTTGTACGCACTGATAAGAGTATGGCTGTCGTGACTTTAACAGGACAACTATTCCACGTTATGGATGTGTCATCGGCAAAAAATCTAGGCATTGCTATTGTTGGTGTGGTGTCGGAAGACATGGGACTTGTACAACAAATCAAGGATGCAGATCAAAACAAAAGAAAGGAGAATTGCCACTGATGAAGTTTTATTTGGGAAAGCCATTTGATGTGAGCACAAATCAAGTGAAGGACGAGGAACTTTTTTTGCTTGATGCCCATGATCTAACTACCCATGCTATGTGTGTGGGTATGACAGGATCGGGCAAGACAGGTTTGTGTTTGAGCCTACTGGAAGAGGTTGCTTTAAATCAGATACCTGCCATCGTCATTGATGTGAAAGGTGATTTGGCCAATCTAGCTTTGGTGTTTCCTGATCTAGATTCTAAGTCTTTTGCACCATGGGTTAATCCAGAAGAAGACGCAGAAACAGTGGCAAACAATTGGAAGAATGGTTTGGCCAAGTGGAACATTGAACCAGAACGATTGGCAATCCTGAAAAGAAAAGCCGTTATAGATATCTACACTCCTGGCAGTGTAGCTGGGCTGCCTCTAAGTGTGCTGCAATCATTTGATGTGTCGCCGCGAGAAGTTATGAATGATCATGATCTGTTTCGGGATCACTTGATCAACACGGTGTCAGGACTGTTGACTTTGTTAGGACTCAAAGCCGATCCAATGAAATCAAAAGAGTATGTTTTGGTGGCAAATCTTTTGCAGAATGCTTGGCGAGGAAATAGGGCTATGACTTTGAGCGATCTTGTGCATGAGATCAGAACACCACCCCTGAATCATATTGGTTGTTTGACCATGCAGAATTTCTATCCCGAGAAGGATCGTAAGAAGTTTTCGGTTAAGTTAAACAATTTGATTGCTTCACCATCCTTTGCCAGTTGGATGAGAGGAGAGCCGATGGATGTGGGCATGTTGCTGCAACCCGGAAGAGTGTCGGTGATTTCAATTGCTCACATGAATGATCAAGAGCGTATGTTTTTCATGACCATGTTGTTAAACAAGTTGGTAGCATGGGTGAGAACACAACCGGGATCGGATACGTTGAAGGCTTTGTTCTACATGGATGAAATTTTTGGGTTCTTTCCCCCTGTCGCAAACCCGCCAAGTAAACGTCCCTTGCTGACCCTGTTGAAACAAGCCAGAGCATTCGGTTTGGGCATTGTCTTGGCTACCCAAAACCCTGTTGACTTGGATTACCGGGGATTGTCCAATATTGGAACATGGTTCCTTGGCAGATTGCAGACAGAACGTGATCGGGATCGGGTTGTAAGTGGTTTGTCAGAATCGAATGCTATGGGCTCCAGAAAGGCTGTGGAGGGTTTGCTAGCAGGATTGCAGCCTAGGACGTTTGTGGTAAGCAGTGTCCACACCGATGATCTGAGCGTACTACACAGCCGATGGGCGATGAGTTATCTAAAGGGACCGATGACCAGGGAGCAAATATCGAGTCTGAGTAGACCGATTGAAGAATACGTAATGAATGAAGAATTGTTTGCTTTGAATAATGATGTGTTTGATACTGTTTACAAACCATAGGAGAAAAGAAATGAAGATTGATGTTCTTTTTGATGATGCTACTTTTTATGAGGCTGGTTTCTGCAAAGAGGAGTTGTTGTTTGGGGCTGTCCCACAAAGGGGGCACAGGATAACACTTCCAAAAAAATTGGAATTTGCAGATGCATCGGGAACTTTGTGGGATGCATTTGTAGCAGAAGTTGTTGAGGTTGAATGGATGCCTGACTATGGGGAGAAAGGAAAAGTAAGGTGCGTTGTCACATGCCATATCGTATGGGAGAGATTGAAAAAAACTTAGGATATTTTTAGATTTCCAGGTGATTGGTGTTGACTTTCATAGTACGATAGACGATAATCACATGTAGTTGAGGGAAACGAAGTCAAAACAAAGGGAGAAAAGAAATGCAACGTATCACATCACAAAAGTTGGTCAACAAGCTTTCCGAGCGAAAGGGAGCCATCATTGTCTCCTGTATCACGAAGACCCAGCCAAAGTTGACCAAAAAGAGCAGGATTGATGGTGTTCCTACTGACGAACGTTTTCCGGGTGGTGTCTATCGGGTTGCCTATGGTCGTTTCATGCTGGGCACCAATTACGAAGACAACGTGAATGCCCAGCGTGAACGAGAAGGGCACAGTCAAGCCGGTTGCTTCAAGGCGGAAGAAATGTGGGGAGGTAAGGGAAAGCAGGTTGGACGATTCCTGATTGAGCATACCGGAACGGGTGCTCTTTACCTGCGTGTTCGTCCACAAGCTGACGAAGTTGGTTCTCCTACCAAGATTGCTGATCGGTGGGAAGATACCGATGGAAAAGAACTGACCGAAGAGGAATTCCAAGTTCTTCAAGCTGGTTACCTTCCCACCCCAAGGAAGACCACCAAGCAGGAAGTTAGCAAGGAGATCCCGTACCGTTGTTACAAGCTTTCGGCCATCGAAAGCATCAGGTTTGGTGGCAACTCTTATCAACTGGTTCAGTAGACATGGCATGGCATGACATGGGAGAGAAGGCATAAGTGACGTAAGGGACATAGCCCTTAGTGATATGGCGTTAGTGGTCCTTCTCCCTCATGTTTACAATTAAGTACAAATATAGAAGGAGAAAAACATGCCTTGTTGGGAAGTAAACACAGTATCTGTTGAATTTCATGCTGAGAATCGGGTCTTGCTAGACAAGGCAATCAAGGCACAAGGATTGACGTATGTAGAGAATGGCAACAGCTTGTATCTGTCAAATGGAATTGATTTGAATTTGAATACAGGTCAGGCAATCATGCAAGAGGGCAGCCAATCGGGATTGAATGCTCTGAAGGTGGGGTATTCAAACCAAGCATTGAAACAGGTTGCTAATATGAATGGATGGCAGATGCAGAAGCAGGGCAAAAACAAGGGTCTGTTGGTAAAGGAGTCTTTCTGATGGCACAGGATAAAATCAAATTTGAGATCCTCCAGGATGGCACGATCAGTGTCACCACAGATGGCGTCAGTGGCACTAATCATACATCGGCAGATGATCTGCTGAAGGGAATCACAGACGCACTGGGAGGGCAGAGAACGACGAAGAAACGTAATCGGTTGGGGATGACCCACAACCATAATCACAATGACCAACAACATTTTCATTAAACAAAGGGAGAACAAGATTGCTGAAATGCACTGAAAGATGTGGATTGCAGGCAAGAACCACACAAACTTTGGCAGATATGCCACAAGACTTTTTTCTAACTGGATCACGATTTTTTGGCCATGCCACAGAGAAAAGTGATTGGGATTTTTTTGTTGTTTCTGATGGCAGTGTTGGCAAGTCTTTGATGGAAAGAGGGTTTGCTTGTAACGAAATGACATCGTATCATTCTGACCATACCATCTGTGATGTGTACGTGAAAAACAATGTACATGTACAGGTGATCAAAAGGAGCAGCATTGAAAACAAGAAGAATGCACAAGTCAAAATTTTTAGGCTACATCAACATGGCATGATTGACTTGAAAAAGATTCCTAAAGAGAAACGTGCTCTTTTGTGGGATATCATGATGGGTTAGTTTTTCAAAACCAATGGGAGAAAAGACATGACTAAAAAGAAACTGATGGTAACATTGTCAAAATCGCTGGAAGAAGTTCAGCGAAGAAAAGCAGTGATTGAGGAAGCAATTAAAGTTGCGATTTGCAAGTACATGAAGAAAATGTATCCTGATCACGAGGAAGGAGGGGGAATAGTAGTAAACCATGATGAGATTGTATTGTCTTTCTATGTCTGTGGGTATGAGGATGAAGGCAATCCTGGTTACAAGCCATCCGATGTTAAGTTACACACAGATCCCCATAGGGATTCAGTTGTGATACATGAAAAGGACTTAGGGCACATTGTCATTGAAGGATAAGAACAAGTAGGGAATGGGCAGAGAAGAGGCACTTTTCTGCCAGTCGTTCTGAATAAAGGGAGAATCAGTATGGGACTTTGTAAGGTTTATTTTTGGGTGAAAAATTCATTTGATACCAGATGGTGTGCGAGTGGAACAGGTTCCTTGATGTGTGATCAAAAATATGCCCATGCTCTCGCAAGGGATATCAATGATAGGGGACAGAAGGCTCTAGATGAGGCCATAGAAGCCAACCGGGTGACAGAGCTACAAATGGGAGAACATGCCGTAGGACCAGCTATGGGGCACGGGGCATCAGTCAAGTATCCTTCGGGACAAATGCGGTTTATCAAAAGAGGTTAAAAAATTCAAAAATAATCCAGATTGCTATTAACTAATATAGCTCGATGAACGATAATACTTAAAGACTTGAGGGGCACAGCAAACAACGGGAGAAAACATGGGAGCATCATACAAAAAACAGATGAAGGATGGACTGGCATTCATACTGACACTCCCCTTGCTGAGCATGTCAGAGGAAGAGAGGGAACGAATCTATGGGGCTCATCGGGCTGCAAAAGAATTCTTAGATGGGGGTTGTCAGTCAACGTATTCTAACGAAGACTTTGACATTGCAAGTAGGCTTAATTCAGCTTTGGAACCATTCAAAACAATAGGAGAAACAAAATGAACGATCCCACAGAAAACATTCGCAGACAGATGGTTGGTGAAATCAATGCAGAACCGGGAAGCCGGGAAGCACTGGAAGTACAGCATGGAGTAGTGTACGATACCCAGGAGATGAGCCAAGAGTTTGAGGCTTTGGGTTTTATGGCACCTTTTGTTGTTGTACGTCGAAAGACGGATGGTCAGAAAGGAACTCTCACTTTTCAGCATGACCCCAGGTTTTACTTTGACTCCACTGAGGTGAACTGATGAAGAAGTTCATGCTAGTAGTAGATAGGGGGTACGGACACCGGCATGTTGTTTTCGATAGCTATGAGGCTTTGTTGCGATTTGCCAGATCAGAAAGTTGGGAACTTGGCAGACTTGGAGTTGAAGAGTTGGAAAAACTTTGGGTCAAGTTAGCATATGAAAAGATAGTTACAAAAGGCATTGCAACTATTCATAGTACTCTTCTAAATCCTAGCAATGCAAAGGAGGAAGCAGAATGATTAACGATCCTCTATGGTCATTCACCAGTGAGTTGGAAAAGCTATCCCAATTGCATAAGGGGTGGGAAGAAATCTATTATGAATTGCGTAATAGAATCAATCCATTGGATGAAGAGATATTCCGTTTGAAAGAACGTGTTAAGGCTCTTGAAAGGTATGAATTGTTATGGGTTGGCATATCGAAATGGGTTGGTGATAATGTGGAAGGGATAGTAACATGTGAGGATTGTGGATCAATCGAGGATCTTGTGTATGGTCCTGATCCGTTTGGAGAAGAGATAAAGGGGGATTCAACAAGACGGTGGTTGTGCAGAAGCTGTGTTCATTCCAGTGATATGGAAATTTAAAATGTATGAAGTTACTTTGTATTCAGATGCAATAGCAAGTAATGATCGTTTTGCAATATGTAATCGTAAAGGTGAACCAATATGGTATGGTAGATTTTTTGGAATCACTAAAGGATATAATGGGAGTCAGCCTAGTGGAGAATTATTTGCTGCAAAAAAAGCTGTATGGCTTGCAAGAAAAGTAGCAAAAGCTAACAATAAAAAAAAGATCAAGTTGAATTTAATAGTTAATTCCAGATGGCTTGTGTGGGCTAACATAGCGGCTGATTCTGATAATGATGATGGAAGGGGAGGGAAAGCAAGATCATTAGCTCATGTTGCTGAAAAATTAAAAGTCAAACTTCATGTGGAGTATGTACCAGGAAAGAAAAATCCTGCTAAAAGATACACTTCTGGTCATGGCCACAAGTTATGGGAAGACACAGATTTGAAGACGTTGGTTAAAAAACCAAAACGAAAGTTAAGGAAAGGAAAAGATGGAAGTAAGAGATATAGTAAAACTGATTGACCAAGAGTTTCCTTTTGACAGAAAAGATCACAGCAAAAAGAAACCAGAAGGCTTTGATCAAGCTATTGGGAACATTTTGGATGAATTGATGAAAGAAGCTGACAAGAAATACAGTCAGCATTTCAATGGGTGCTTGGCAGTGCAAGAGAGCATCTACCGAGCACAGAATCAGAAATGGAAGAATGTTTGCCGTGCATCCAAGAACAGATCCAAGCTAGATCCCAGAAGTTTTCAGAAGAAATTGATAGTGGTTCATCCTGCCATGTTTCTGAAATTTAGGAAACTCAATAGGTATTGGTTGTAAAATAACATAGACCAAAAAAGGAGCGATACAATGGACGAAACGAGAGATGGTGTAACGACTGGTTGTTGTTGCAGTGATGGGCTGGAGAACGAACCGTCAAGGGAACAGCTACTAGAACAAGTTGAAGTACGATTGGCTTACGACAGAGCTATCGCAGACGGTCACGGAGTTACATGGACGACCCGAATGTGGGGCACTCTAGCCATTGATCTGGGTTGCGGTGGTGGAGCCCCATTGTGGAGCGGACTGTATGAGTACACCATCCACGTAGTACCGAAGAAGCCGGAACAGTACTTTGCGTTGCGACGGGTTGACGAGATTCGGGTACATTGTGATCGTTTGTACAAAACAAAAATAGAAGTTGGCACCGTTCACAGTGGAGTCGTAACACAGGATAATTGGGAACAGGTTGAATTGTTGCCTATCACTACCACTACCTTGATCCGTGAAGCGTTGAATTTGGTGAAGGTTTACGATAAAGAAGGTGAACCGTTTGGAACGTGTGCTCCGTTGCAGTTGCGATCGTGTATTATTGAATTGAAGAAACGATTGGGAGTAGACTAATAAGTATAAGCAATGTTGGTTTTTGGCATAAGAGAACAGTAAACAAGGAGAACAAACGATGCCAGTAAAGTTAAACAGTGAACCCAGTGCTGGGCAGATCTTGGAACAGGCTCAGATGCGGATCAGGTACAATAAAGAGATAGCTGAAGGAAATGATGTAAGGGTCAGTTATCGTCTGATGTGGGAAGAAGAAGACAAAAGAGTAGAGGGCATGATAGAAGATCGTGAACGAGAATCTTAAACATTAAGGAAAGAACCATGGCACGAAATTTAGTTCAAGTCACATTTAAACCAGGGCAATGAGCGTACACGTATGAAGCTGGTGGTCTGGATCTGTCCATAGGTGATCAGGTGGAAGTCCCCAATCATGAAGGGGAGCCAACCAAGGTGGAAGTGGTTGCCCTTGAGAGCGATTATACCGGACCAACGAAGAGTATTTTGAGGAAGATTGAATAGCTACACGAAGGTTAAACAATCTTCATCACCAGTTCAGATTGATTACACCCTAGAAAATAAGTATAATGCATCATATTTGATGCAAATACTATTAGCAAAACTCTATTTCAAATACTAACCCATATTCTGAGGTTGCTTGATGGCCAAACAATTGACCAAATCACAGTTATTGAAAAAGGATAGACTCAGAAGAATTCGACATGATTGGTTGATCAAGGGAAAGAGGGATATTCAGAAGCTGGCAACAGAATATGGAGTGCAGCCATCGACAATCAAAGGGTATCTGGAACAGGTGCTGAAAAGCCTGAATGAGATCAATACGATTGAGATGAAGCATGAGTTGGGGCTAATCAAAACAGGGCTGTATGCTAATATCGAAATGGCAACTGAGGAATTTGAGGCATCCAAGCAGCCAACCGTAGAAAAACGGGTGGAGTTGCTCCCGATCAAATGCCCGACTTGTGGAGGGGATGCAGAATACCAGCCTTGCACAAATTGTGAGGATACAGGTACAGTTTTCCGAGAAAAGACAAGTATCAAAACAACTACCAAGGTAGGAGATGCCAACCTCCTGAAAGTACGCCACGAGGCTCTCAAGGAACTTGCGAAGGTAACGGGACAATATCCCGATCAGACGCTAAGGGTGGATGTAGGGGGCACTGTGGAGCACACACACAGGCAACTGGAGAATGTGCCAACTGCTAAGTTGTTGGAGTTTGTTAAGGAATTCGATTCCCTGGAAAAGCAGGCCAAGGAACAGACCATGAAAGAAGACGAAATCATTGACGTTGAAGTGATCGAGGATTAACGAAAAAGCCAGTGAAACCGATGAAGAGTTTCTTTAAACATAGGAGAAACAAAATGCTAGAACTGATCAAGAGAATTCTCATGGGAGAAAGCATCAGTGACATGAGAGATGAAATGGATTGGAGAGACAATCAAAAATCCCCAGATGGTAAGCAACTCTATGTAAACTGTGACAATTTCTGGGACCAGAATTAAAGGAGAATCAGAATATGCCGAAGAAGACCAC